GTCTTGTCAAAAGTGTAAGAGCCTGAAGTAACGTTAGCCATCTGACTTTACCCTACGCGCCAGTGATAGTCATTGTAACGCTTCCGTCTACTCCAGCAGTCTGAGTTAAAGTAGCACAAAGGCCATCCTTAAATACAATACCGGAACCAGGAATGAAAAGCTGTATTCCTTCTGTTTCCCATCTATAAGTAGCTTTTAAATTACCTGCTGCAGTTGCACCAGTCGTAGCACTATCATGTAAAAGTAAAACAGAACCTGCTTCTGCTCTACCTTGAATAGAGGTAACTCTAGTTCTAGCTGCTCTTATTAATGAAACAGCTCCCGTAGTTTTAGTTACGGTTGTTTGGTCGCTTGTAAATGCCATAATTTATTCTCCTAATTCTGTGAGCCCCCGAAGGAGCTCACAATTTATTTACTAACTTAAGTTATTGTTTTGTTGATATGTAATAGTAAATCTACACTCACCAGAAGTTGTAGACGCTGAGTTAGTAACATTAAGTCTTACATCGCTTGTTCCAATGTCTTCCCATGCTAGTGATCCACCAGCTTGAGTAGTTGGACGTTTAAGTCCCACAGTTGTTCCAATAGCGAACGTATTAACAAATATAGCGGCTCCTCCACCAACTTTGCCAATGCTAATATTAGTAGCATCAGATGATGCTGTTATACTATCAAAAACAATATCTATTAATTGTGAATTTGCTGGAATGATAACAGCAGTTGCCAATGCTGCTAGTGCTCCACCAGATAAGTCAATAGCATGTGTTTGTGCCATTACAACTTGGCCGGTATTTTTCATATTAGTACCCACCGTTGTACCAGTTGTGTTTGAAATCGTTCCCGCTTTTATCGGTCCCGAAAATGTAGTTGTTGCCATAATATTCCTCCTAGAATATTTAAATGTAGTCCCTAGGGGTGTCGACTATACGCGTCTACATTTAAGTTTTATTAAAAATGTATAGTAATTAATTTATAACGCAGATTTACGTTCAGCGCAAGGTATCCCTGTGGTTTTGTATGATTTTTGATAGCGCTTAAGTGGCTATCGAAACTTCGGCCTGGGCCTCGTTTATTTTAGTTTGAAGCGTTTGTTCTTCAAACTCTTTGGCAACGATCTCTTTAATAATATCCTGAATTTTTCTATTAATTTCAATCATTCGGATATTATGCTTCCCTGACTTCAGGTGCTCTTGTTGCCATTCTAACTCCAAGGACCGTTTCGTATTGTATAGGTCTTCGGTCATCTATAACCTCCTCATAGGTTATCCATTTACCAGTCTTACTAGTAAATCCATCTTTCTCGAACTTTACCTCATTTTTTCCTAGTTTGTCAAGGATTGCTTTTTCGATACCTTGAGGGGTGTCTTCAGCTGAAACATTAAAATCAGCATAATAGCCGTGGTATCGAATCTGTACTCGGAAGTTTTTCATAAGGAATTTCTATCTTTATAGTCGAAATGAGGCGGTTTTGAGGCCGCCTCATTAATTTGTTTTAGTTGCTATTACGCACCTGGTGATCCGAAGACACCACGCCAGTCAGACCAGCCGAAGCTGTATCTTTCTCTAGCTTTGTATCTAACGTTACCAGTTTCAAAATCGCCTTCCATAGCGGTTTTGATTGGTGCTCTAACAAAGTGTTTTAGTCCATTTGGTACATCTGTTTTAATGAACCATGCGTCAGTATCTGTTAAATAGTGATTAACCACATAACCTTGTGGAATCACATTCATAGATACAACAGCACTGAGATCATTATCAGCTGTTCCAGTTCTACCGACAGATTTTAATAATCTTTCAGCAGTAAATTGTAGCGCCGAAGGAACAACCATTTTTCTTCCTTGAGCTGCAATTTTTAAACCTCGTTCATCAGTTAGCGCTGCAATGTCAATCATTGCTTGCTCTAATGAAGTTTCGTTTAAGTCTGCTGCAGTTGATAGTTCATTTTGTTCTGTACCAGACACAATAACGTGTGCTGTTGAACAAAGTTCTAAACCATCTCCACCAGTATATGAACTGTTAAACGCTCTATTAAGAACGTTCGCTGCTTTAACTTGTTTCGCGTTAGCCATAGATCTAGCTAATGCTTTTGTATATCTAGACGCAAGTCTATCATACAAATTGTCTTCAATCGCTTCTTCAGTAATTGAAAACGCTAAAGCAAGCGTTTCATGCGTATAACGAGCCGTGAAAGTTTCAGTTGCTGCGTCGTAGTTAACACTTGAACCTTCAGGTTTTACACCCGCATTTCCGAATCCAGATAACATAACTTCTTCTTCAAAAGCTCTGTCTGAATTTTCTGTATCGAAAATTTGTGAGTGTTCGTTAGCGTAGTTTTTGTACTCCAGGCCAAATAGTGCATTTAAACCTGGCTCTAGTTCCTTAACTAGTTGTGCTCTTGATATTGCCATAATTTATACTCCTATATACCTGTTGCGAATGTAAATACATTCTCACCAGTGCCAAATACAACATATGCGTTGCAATTTGCTGTACTCGTATCACTGTTGTCTGGATCCTTAGATACACCAATCTGCTTAAGTCCTGAAGCAGTGGTTCCAAATGAAGAAGTATCTAGTTCCTGAGTCGATTGACCAGTAGTAGTACTTCCACCCACACCTACAAAGTTCCCTGAAGCAAAGTTCAGAGCTGCTGTGCCGGTTTCATCGTGTTGTGCTTCAAACACAATATCTGGATCCATATATATGGTAGCTACTATGTCAGCAGCAGCTGTGCTCGCTGGATAGTATGCTTTCCATGTTGGTTTACTTGTTGTTGGGTCGGTATAATACACACCGCCGAAAACACCTGCTTGTTGCACGTCTCCGACTGTTGCTGCTTCAACACCGCCTGCTGTTACTGCTTCAACTACTTGACCAGTATAAATTGCTGTGTCGTAGTTATTAGCAATATTAGCTTCTTCCGCTCTGATTTGTCCACCCGTAAGATGTCTTGCAGGTCTGAAACCAAAAGCTGCGTCTTGATTTGCCATATTGTTCTCCTTTGTAAACTACTATTCGTAGTTTACGATTAATTTAAATTCGTTGGATTGGGAATCGCTAATAAATTAGGTCTTCTTAGTACCACCGAAGGTTACACGGGACTGCCTCTCAGCATTGATTGGCATTCCTGGGTGCTGTTCCTTCATAAGATCGCTTTCAACCGCGTCGTCTCTGTCTTGAGTAATTTTTCTAAAATACTCATCGCGCGCTTTGACAATCTCTTCTGGTATCCTTGCCAGCAACAGGCCACCAACTCCGATTACCCCTTTGTATTTACCTTCCGTCATCACTGGATATTCCGATCCTGGATATTCATCAGCTCTTACGAGCTCGTATCCCGATCTTAATCTGCCAGCTATGTTCTTTGTATCAGTAAAGCCCATAGTTTCAGCTCTTATCCACCTGTGATGAAATCCTGCAGGCGCAGGGGGTGCATCTAAAGATGATGGGGGAGTCCAAACTACTTTACGTTTTGTCTGTTCTCTAGTTTGACTCGCACGGGAAGTTTTAATTTTTTCGTTACTCATATGCTTATACCTCCTTCATGATTTTTAATTGTTTCGCATATTCTTCAAGTGGCACACCTAATTTTTTGGCGATTGCAACTTCAGATGATGTGAGCCTGATAGTTTTGCGACTAGGATTTACACTTCGCTTCGCCGAAGCTACTGTTTGTGTTAGTTTAGTCGATTCCTGTGAATCAGTCTTACCAAATTTATGCGGGAAGTCAAGTTGCATTCGTTTATTTATTTCAGCATAGTATTCATCTGAATTAGGATCGAAGCCCTCTTCTTCCGTTAGTTTTTTATGATAATCAAAAGCTGTATAGGTCATAGCATTGTCTTTCCCGAACCATGCATTCTTTTCAGCCCACGCTTCAGCTTTTGGATCTGGTGGTGGAGTTCTTCCGACAGTATCTTGTAAAGTAGGGGTTTTTACATCCTTTTCTTTATCTTGAGACTGTTTGTCTTTTAAAGCGTTCAACCGGACTTCTTCGATACCGAGTTGTGCAATTGACTTTTGTGCATCTACTTCAGCATTAATATCGCCCGCTTCTCTTGCCGTAGTAAGTTTAGCTTTAGCCGCATCCATTCCAGCTGTTACCCTGTTTTCAAGAGCTTTCACATAATTAGGCTCTAATTTTGAAAACTTGGTTTTTAATTGAGTATGCTCTGCATGAACGCCTTTGGCATAATCGATCGCAGCTTCTTTTTGCCGTTCCGCTTCACGCCATTTTTTCGTTAACTTAGCAATTCTCCGTTTAACTCCTTCACTATATTCTTCTAATTCTTTCTTCTCTTCTACGGGTTTTTCTTCTACTTTCTCTTCTACTTTCTCTTCTACTTTCTCTTC